TCCATCACTGGTGCCGATCCCCGCTGAGGCTGAGCCATCTGCCACTTTGCCCCAGACGGTAGCGCCCCGCCTGCATCTTCACCGATGCGGAAGCGGATGGCCATCTCCGCCAGTTCACGGATCTCATCATCCGTTGCGTCCGGCGGCGCCTCGGGGATCGGCACCCCACCAGCACGCTCGTGGTTGATTGCGTCGATCCGAAGCAGTCGGTCCTTGATCAGCCAGTTCTTGTAGCAGTCCCGGAACATGCTCCGGCCGACCCAGTTGCCGCCCTCGCCTTCCCAGACGTAGGCCACCAACCTGTCGACCGGAATCTCCTTGGCCTCCTTCGCGTACTGCTTGATCGAGACCAAGCCGCCGTCGGTGGCGACGCTGATCCACTCGATCGTGCTTGGCATCCTTGCGGCCATCTTCTTGAGATGCCAGAGCCCGTCTGCCGGGGGCTTCTCGGCAGTGCCGATCCACCCGACAGGCTCGAAGTACATGTGCCCATAGATCAGCGCCAGCATCGCTTCCTTGAGGTGCTGATCGTGTGAGAATCGATTCCGTGACCGGCCTCGTGGCCGAGGATCTTCACCCAGGATGTCCAGGTTGAAGTCGTCGGCGATGTGCTTGACGATGGAGTCGTCAGCTCCGTTCGGATCGATCATCCACTTGTAGCGCCGAATCGGCATGGTGACGCCGAAGAACAGCGCCGCCATCTGGCTGTCGGTACGCATCTGGTCGAACGTACCGCCTGCCATGCACGAGCGGGGCCAGATCAGGTCGGGAACGTATTCGTACGTATCGACGAACATGTTCCACGACGGGCCCATCCCCAGCGTGCCTCTGCCCCAGGAGTATGGACCCCCGGAGGTTCCGAGCTCTGTTGTCGGGGGACGTGCCCCCGTCGGCGTTGTTACCCTAGGACGAGCCATTGCCCTTCCCGTTGCCGACAACATTGGCGACAACCACGGCTACTGAGCCAAGAACAGCGATTCCGCCAAGAATGCGCTCTTCGCGGTCGTTGGCACTGATGAACACGAACAGTCCGGCGGCGAACATCACCATCGCGACCAGCACCAGGAAGATTGTTCGTGTAAGCCATGGCTTGGAACCGTTGGCGGTCATGTCGTGGAGACCGGGATTTCGCCTAATCGATAACCGGCCTCGTCCGGCCCGCCAGGACGGCTACTGCGGGGGCTCGACTCCGCCCGGATCGACGGGCTGATCGCCGGTGCCCGGATCCTGCGCGGTGGCGTCACGCGCGTCCTGGACGGCGGCCTCGATGTTGTCGGAGATCGTGTTGATCCTGTCGGCGGCGTCGCCGACCTGCTCGGAGTTGCGGACCTGGTCGGCCAGAGCCCTCAGCTGATCCACAGCGTCCTGGGCTGCGCTCGTCAGACGATCGACTGCGTCACGAAGGGGCGGCACGGTGTCTCCTTTCGGGGGTCCCTGCTTGCTCAGCGGGGTAGTGTAGCGGATCTGGGCACGGATGCCTAGTTCTGATCGTCTCTCAGACTGCCCAGGCGGCTCAGGCCAGGTAGCGCCGCGCTCCGATGTCAGTCCGCCGACCAGAGCGCCAGTAGATCGCATACTGGATGATGGTAGGCGGATTGCTGCCGAATGTGAACAGACGGCCGTCATCCAGCATCATGGACACATGCTGGGCCACGCCGCCCTTCTGCCAGCCGTAGAAGATGCAGTCACCGGGCAGCAGCCGGTCACTGAGGCTGATGCGCTCACCTCGCTCCTGCATCGTGCCGGTGTAGCCCTGCCCGTCGAAGCCACGGCCGGAGGGGTCCGGGCCACCGGAGAGCCGGTACAGGTGGTGGATGGAGCCAGAGCAGTCGTTGTGGAGCGGCTTGACTGGCGGGATGTCACGCTGGTACGGCCGATACTGGGTGTACGTGCCTCCAGTGCGGACATACCACTCTGCCCAGGTGATGAGGTTGGAGCGGGTGTCGGAGTGCGGGCTGGGCTGGGAGCTTGCAAGGTCCTGGGCGTAGGCGTCCCCGAAGCCCCACATCTTCTCCCAGAGCGCCTGGCTGATCTCCTGTCCCGAGCTCGCGGGCAGATCAGCGATGCCGCAGAAGTGCCGGACATCGGCCTCGAGCCCGTCGCCGTAGATGCCGTTGCGGATGTTGCGGCTCTCGTCGCCGAGTGCCCGCCACATCATCTGCTGGGCAGCGCGGACGCGTGGCCCTGCCGCCCCAGAGCGGAGCTTGCCGTTGGGGAGCTCGGACGCCTTTCCGATCAGCGCCTTGAAGTAGAGGCTGCGGCCGTAGGCGTCGAAGTAGGGCCAGAGACTCTCCAGCGTCGGCTGGCCCATGTTGCCGGTGGTCTCGAGCCCGACCTTGCGCTGCCAGGCCCGGATATCGGCATGCGTCTCCGGACCGTATCTCCCGTTCCTTGCGTTGTGCGCATCGCTGTCGGAGCCTGTCAGGGCAGCGAAGACGGCGCGCTGGACGGCCTGCACGTCCTTGCCGACCTCTCCGCCTGTCAGGCCTCGCTTCTTCTGCGGACAGTCAGGCATCGTCGTCCTCCGGTGCCATCGTGTCCACCGCCGCCGGGTTGGGATAGGTGTAGTCGCCTGTCGTCTGAAGATCGACGGGCTGCGTCAACGGATCGGCGTCTTCTACTTCCTTGGTCTCGGGTTCGGTCATCACATCTTCCTTGTCAGGAAATCGTGTGTCAGCGGCTTCTTCTCCTGGAAACGTCTGCCCTTGCCGACCTCCTTTGGCGATCCGTGCTTCAGAATGGACATTGCCACCGCATCTGCCTTGTCGGGGCTGGGCAGACCCCGGCTTCGCATGTCGTCCTTGCTTTCGACCACGATTCGGCCTGCCGAGTCCTCCCACCAGCGGATACTGCCCAGCTGGGCGGCCAGAGAGGTGTCGTCGGGGTCGAGGTCGATGGCACCTTCGTCCATGAGGGTGCGCAGGGTCCAGTACATCTCAGCACGCCGGTTCTTGAAGCGACGCTTGTTCCTGGCCGACTCGGAGCCGTAGATGGCTCGGACGTTGTGTCCTCGGCGCCGAAGCTTATCGAAGACGCCAGAACCGACTCCGATGGCGTCGATATTGACCGGAGGACGCGTCGGGCCGTGCTTCCTGAGCTCGTTCTCGACGATGTCGGCCGACTCCTCGGTATCGCGCTTGCCCCACTCCTTGTGAAGCCTGATCTGGAATCCACGGTTCCGGTACATGCTGGACTTGTCCTGGCCGTACCGAGCGATGTCGACGCCATACTGCCCGAGCTCGAGGCCGGGATGATGGCACTGGTACGACTTCTCGAGCATCGCGGGGCTGATCAGCGTGTCGTCGGTGATGAGCGGGAACCTGCCCATCACACGGGACTCCCACAGCGGGGAGCCGACGCCCCAGTCCTTGGCGCGCTCTCGGATCCAGTTCTCCGAGACGAGCTCGTCCTTCACGTCTTCGGGCACATCCTCCCGGATGACGTTGTATCGCTGCCTCAGAAGCCGATCATTCGGTGGCAGGTCGAGTTCGACCGCCAAACGGTCCGAGATGTTCGGTGTGATGAACGCTGGGATGTCAATGACGTTCCAGTTCGTTCCAGGGCGCGTGATTTCGGCGAAATGGCTTCCAGGATCGTCTGGGTTGCCGATTGCGACCACTCTGGAGGTGTCATTGGTCGTGATCGCCAGCATTGCGTCGTACAACTGCTTTGGAACGCCGTTGGCCTCGTCGATTACGCCCAGAACGTACCGGGCGTGGATGCCCTGAAGTGCATTCTCGTCGTAATCGGCTGGCTTGCGTCCCATCGCGATCAGCTCTTCTGTGCGGTCTCCCACTCGATATCGCTGAGTTCGCTGATCGGACATGTGCCACTGGCAGTCCAGGGTGACGCGTCCGGGGAGCGACATCTTGGTGTGGAGCTTCCTGATGTATCTCCAGAGGATGGCTTCGATCTGTGGCCAGCTTGGGGCAGTGGTGACGGCGAATGCACTGCCCAGAGCGTGGACATTGGGATCGAGCCACCAACAGATAGCCCTGGAAACGATGTGAGACTTGCCAGAGCCGTGACAACTTCGGATAGCGGTGTTCTTGTGGTCACGGATGCTCTCCAGGATTCTGGCCTGGATCTCCCAGATGTACTCTCTCGCTCTTTCCTCGACCCAGGCCCTTGGATCCGTCTGATACTTCGTGGAGACCGGGAACAGCCGTTCGGCGGCACGGGTGGCCGAGCCTTTGGGGAACCGCTGTGGTCTGGTCGGTAGATTCTGGGTCATCTGGCTGCTGCGACCTCCTTCCGCTGGATGGCCCGCCTGATCATCGAGCCTGGGCGGTTGCAGCTGGGGCAGAGGTGGTTGCGGTCGTCCTTGGAGCG